TCCCCCGATACCACTATTTCCACTAGATCCACCAGCAAACATACTACTAAACATATTTCCAAATGTATTTTTACTACCTGCCATTGAAGAAAGTAATCTTCCAAAGAAATCTTTAATAAATATTCTTAGTAAATCTTTAGCTAAATTCTTAAAGGTATCAGTAATGATTTGTCCCCAATTTTTCCATTCAATAATATTATCCGCAATACTATCTGACATTGAAGAAAATGCTCTACTAATAACATGCCCAAACTTATTCTCTTCTCTAATCTCCTGTTTTACTGAATTAGTAAACTGATTCATTTGTTCTTCAGCAATACGTGCAGCAGCAGAATTTTGAGCAAAAGCATCAGTTTCTTCTTGAACACGTTTCCAACGATTTTTCTGTTCTACTCCAGTAGCGTCAATAGCATCCTGTTTTAATTTTTCGTTGGCGCGAAAATCTGCAAGATCCTTATCTATAAACTTTTGTCCAGACTCCCATGGGTCTAAGCCCATTTTTACTATATTAGCAACGGACTCACCTGCACTTAATAAAATATCAGTATTTGCCATCTTAAAAGCTTGCATTGCATCTTGTGTACTCTTAATAGCATGTGCTTGCTCATATAACTTTTGATTTGATTTACTTAATTTTCCTTGAATTTCCTCTTGCTTTAATCCAGCACTAACAATTTCATCAGCAAAAGCTTTAATAATACTTTTTGAAGATATTCCAATTTCTTTATATTCATTAAATTTTTTAACTAAAACATCTAAAGGAGCATAGGCACTATCAAAACTTTCACGTAATTTAATAATTTCTTTATCAGTCTCTTCAGTATCCTCTACTTGACCTTTTAATACTTTTTGATCTTCTAAATAAGCTGTATAGCCAGGATCTACATTTTTTAATGTTTTATATTTTGCATCAATAATTTTCTTTAAGTATTCCCCATAAGCATTATCACGATCAACAAATTGCTTAAATTCACTTTCCAATGTTACTAATTCCTTAACACCTTCAGAATTAGTAAAATACTTTTGACCTACATGAGCAATGACTGGATTCTTTTTATTCCATTGTTCTTGAGACAGAACACCTGATTTGATTTTACTAGCTTGCACAAACCAATCGGCATTCATCTTTTCTTTTTTTGCTAAATCACCAATTTTTTCATCTTTAAAAAAGTATGCAGTTGTATTCTTGAAAAAAGCAGTTAATTCTGGTGATACCTTTTTACCAACAGATATAAAGAAATCATTCCAAGCATTTTTCAATTTAGCAATTTGATCAATCTGATTATTAATGCTCTTATTATATTGATCATATAAAGCTTTACCATCCTTAGCCCCATTAGTAACCTTCTCTTGTAATGGGGCTAATTTTTCATAATTTCCAGCTAAACTGGAAATCATTTTTGAAACACCATCTCCTGTAAATCCTAATTTACTAAGTGTAATATTTGCCTGTCCACTGGATTTATCCATCTTTCCAATAGCAGTAATAAAATCAATAAATGCTCCAGTAGCATCTTTTCTAAACTTATTAGCAAAATCAGGAACAAGTTTATTATATTCTTTTAATTTTTTACTATTCGTAGAAATGGCTATATCCATAGAGCGGATAACTCTATTAAATGAAGATCCACCTTGGTATACCCTATTACCAACTTCAATAATAGATGCAGACAATCCAATAATTTGTGCGAAAGACATTCCTACTTGTGTACCAGCAGCAGCCATTCTCTGTGCTAAATTCACTACATCTTTTTCTAAAGAAGCCGATTTAGTACCAGCAATAATAATTGCAGAACCTAATTTATCAAAATCCCCTGAACCAACTCTAGCAACATTAGCAAACTTGGCTAAAGCTAAAGCAGCTTCTTCAGATTTTAAATTATCTGTAGTTGCTCCTAACATTGCCATTGTTTTAGTAAATGCAACTACATTTTCTTTCTCAACTCCTAATTGTCCAGCAGAAGCCCCTAATTTTAATAATTCATCTATAGGTACAGGAATCTCTTTAGCCAAATTTCTAAAGCCTTGCCCCATTTTTTCAAATTCTTGCGGGGTGCCCTCAAACAATCTTTTTACATTAGCAAATCCTTTTTCAAATTCATTAAACGATTCTATTGGGGCAGTTATTAATGTTGATGCTAAATTCATGCCAACAGATAATGCTTTATACAGCATCATACCTTTGGCAACACCAGTAATCCATTCCGTTGTACTTCTACCTGATTGAGTTACTTTTCTAATGTTTCCATCAAATTCACCCGTAGCAATAGCAGCAGCTTTTGCACCCGTTCTATAGTCTTGCCATTTAGCTTTAGTGTCTTGTAACCATTGAGTTACTACATTACCAGAACGAGGAACTTTTAATAATCCAGCAGAGAACATGTCTAACTGTTTTGCTGTAGAACCAATAATATTTGTAGGAGCTTCACCAAATAAATTACCTTGTCCTGTAAATGGTTGAATTGGTACAAATTTAGATTCAGCTATTAATTTTTGTAATCTATCTGCTTTGATATAATTATCATTAAATAAACTTTTTTGATTAGCAATAACACTATTAGTTTTTTCTAATGTAGTATTAAATACTCCAGAAGCAGCATTTAATTTATTAATTTGATTTACTTGTGCATTTGTTCCACCAAATAATAATTGTTGCCCAGTATTAGGCTGAAGTTTCATTTTATTTAATGAAACTTCTAATGCCTTCTTTTGGGATAATGCTAATCTATCAGCTTCTTTAGCTGCAAGCTTCATTGCTGAAGTTAATTTAGTAATATTACTTCCTGCACCTTGAGCAAATACACCAAGGTTTTCAAAAGACTTAGCTGTTTGTCCAATAGTTAATCTTGCCACTCGCTGCATATTGGCAAGTTCAGCACTTATCTTAGTAACTGATCCACCGACCCCACTAGCAAAAAGGTCGGTGGATTTCTGTGCGGAAGACATTACACTGCTTGTAGAGGCACCAAAGGCTTTTAAACGCTTCTCAGCGGCATCCAGACCCTTTGTATCCATCCCCAAAGATCCCATTAAGTCGCCGATATCCATTTATTTTATTTCCCTTCGTTTAGTCTTTGGTTTTATGCCACCCATAATACTTTGCAATATAGCTTTTTGCTCCTCTACAGATTGTCCTTGTTCTTTTTTACTAATCTCTTTACTTTTCTCTCCCCATTTAGGAATAAAATCTACTGCTGAAACTTGTTTCTGTTTTGAACCACCAAAAGCACTAAAACAATTAATTAGTAAAGATGTTAGTTGAGCCATCATATATGTGGGCTCAACATTTCTAAAGGGTTCTAAACAATCATAAGCTTCTATCTCAGCTAATTCTTCCGCTGTTATTGTTTCAAGCCATCGGTCTGGATGGCTGTATCCACAACCACCAAGGCCAGACCAGATTCGGAAGATCCTTCGTCTTTCTGGTCGGCATTGGAGTTTTTTATTAGTTTCTCTTTAGAAGTTTCATCAATCTTATTAAGTTCCTGGGAAGCTTCTGCAATCTTCATCAAACGCCGTGCAGATATATTCCTGCTAAGTTCAGCATAATCAGAAAACTTAAATATAAGAACACCATTTTCATCACAAGCAGTACTTACTACAAGTTTAGCTCTAAAATGTTCTGTGTTCTGTTTGTAAGTAATAGTTCCGTCTTTTGCTACAACTTCTTCAGTCAAAGACTTCTCGAAGCGTTCTCGTTCACTACCTGTCCACATACGAACATAAATAAAGTTATCACCATCAAGTTCTACTTTTTCAATCCTAAGTTCTTCGGGCTTCAAAAGACTGCTGCGGTCTAAAAACATTTGATTATCTCCTAAAATTAACCATGATTAGGTTTTACTAAACTAAGTGGGGCTAGGTGCAGAACCAGAATCGTCTACAACCAAACCAGTAATTTTAATCGTTATATCGCACGTAACCGCTTCTTCAGGAATTGTCAAAGGCAACTCAGTGACAAGTCCAGCAAAACGAATAGACGTATTTTCAGTATCAGGCAACAGAATTTCATAATTCTGTTCCACATCACTTTCAAAATCAGCATTCATCGAATCATAAGCAGTTCTGGTAAAGAACGTGCTTAATGTGATCTGACCTGCATCACGCAAACCAGTGATAAACTTTCGATATCCCCCAGAAACATC